TAGCTGTCGTGATACCACTCATCCTGTGACTCGACATACACCGTATCGTCTTGGTGTATGTAGTATTGACGCCCACCACGACCATACCCGTAGCGGTAGTACTCATTGCAGCAGTACTCGCACACCAGTGCGTCTTCATGACGGCCAACCCAATACCCATCGCCCTCACGTACCCGGTCGCTGCATGACTCGCATGTGTGGGTGTTCGCATCGTCATACGTACCATCGGTGTTGCAGCATTCGTACTCGCCACCATCGGTGATGACCAAGCAGCGGTCGCCATTCAGGTGTGTGGTGTCCACATGCTGCGCATCGCCATCGAGGTATGGTGCAAGGAAGTCGCAGCAACCGATACCGGGCAAGCGTGCAAGGTAGCAGCCATGCCAACCATCACGGCGCACATACCCCTGCTCATGCAGCCACGCTTCCATGTTCTCGTCACGTGATGACGAGCCCGAGGTCTTGCGGTAGGTGCGCACATAGAACTTCTCGTCACCGCTTTGGTAGCACAGGGCACGGCCGATGGTGTCATCGCCATCGGTGTGCACACACATGTGCCAGCCGAACTTGGGGTCATACGTGCGGTACGGGTGGTCGTCCACATCGGAGCTGCCCCACACCATGCACGAGCCGGGCCCACGGTGCAGGTGGTAGATCATCTCGGCTGTGGTGTGCACGAACTTCATGCCTGATGTGGAGGCGCTTGCAACCAAGTCGCGGATGGCGTGGTCGGGCAGCAGTGTGAAGTGCGAACGCAGGTACTTGCCCAATGACGTGACAGTCTGCAAGTCACGCTCACCCTTGTCCTCGCTCTGGGTGTAGGCAACCCGCGCCTTGTTGTTGGCATCGATTGTGGTGGGCACATGTGGCCACTCCAGCAGCAGCCGCTGCCAGTCATCGGGTCGTGCCAGCTTGATCGCTTTGACCACGGCGCTGTGCATGGGGTAGCGTTCTTGCTCACGGCGGTGCCACATGCGGGGCTCGCATACCCTCACCAATGTGTAGTCTTCTTTCCAGCGCCCGTAATTCAGGATGGCCGCAGCCACACGCATGTTGGTCTCGATTTGCTCGGGGTTATATGTAGTTTCCATATCTTCTTTCGCGGTTGGTTGGTTTATGACTTTCCTACGATCAGCAGAGTTATCCTCTGCTTCCTACCAGTAGGAACTTTGCCTGATACTTCCTGATCGCTTTGTCTACGTCTTCACGCAGCGCAGCGGGGATGTCATCAAGACTCGGGGGTGTGGCACGGAGTTGGTATCCGATGCCACCTGAATACACGTACACGGGCGGCATGAGCCCGTCACGGTTGACGTAAAACTGTGCAGCCATGTCACCCTTGTTGATGGTCACGTGTGCTGACACCGAGTTGACTGCGGCGAGGATGCTCATTTGTGGAACAGCGCCATGCCAGCAAGGTCAGGGAACCTGTCCCCGTTCTCGGCAATCCACACCTCATCCACAGTCTGGTCACGGCCGATGGCTGGCCCAATAAAGTATTGCACCCCATCAATGTCGTCCTCGCACATGACAACGCCGATGCACGCACCGCCAGCAGCGGCGAAAAATATTGAGTCAAGTATGTTCATATCTTTCCTTTCAGTTTCGATTGGTTGTGATGCGGAAATCGCATCCGACAGCCCACGCATGTCATGCGCGGCATGCCACGGCGTACCGTGCGCATGGGCTGGCAGCGGAAATTTCCGGCCCCGTGAGGGGCATGTGCAGGGTGTGTGTCCACCCTGAATAGGGGTTACTCTTTGGTTGGTTTGCTTCGATTGCTTCGTGCACCTGAGTGCGGTGCACGGCCGACTGGCTACGGCACGCCTATTCACCGAGCATTGATGGGACTGATTTGTGGTTTTGTTGTGGCCCATGTGCCGGTTTCTGCGATGTACGCAGCGGCGGTTCATAGTCTGTTTGTCAGACAGACTTGCTTGATAAGATGTTAATGAACAAGTTGGCCGAGGTTTCCTACCAGTAGGAAAAAGTGTCGTAGGTCTGTGGCCAATGCAGGGCGTGATATCCCTTACATAGCCTCCATTATATAGGGTCAGACAGTACTTGTCAAGTCAGAACATCATCAAACGTGAGTACATACCATCTGTTCCAGAACGCAAAGCGTCAGTCGTTGATGGGGTTGTGCCTCTGCACCTTGATGAAGTGGTTGCGGCCATAGATGAACTTGGTGGTGGTGTACTTGATGCCGCGTTCCTTGAGCTCACGGTGGGTCATGTTGCGCACGGCAACGGCCTGCGAAGCTGGCACGACAAAGTAATTGCCAACGGCAAGGCGGCGCATGTGGGTCAGCACATCGGCATCAGGAGGCAAGGTCTTGTGCAGCGCATCGTGTGCACGCTGTTCGCGGGTGTCCCTGAGTGTGGGCTTGCGTGGGGCTTGGCGCTTGAGGTTGAGGCGGTGGAGGTCTGCAGCGGTTCGTGTGGTGGCCTCAAGGGTGACTTGATGGGCAAAGGTCTGCTGCAGGGCAGGGTCAACGGGGAGATCGAGGGTGATTTTCATGCGGCGTTCCAAAGTTCCAAAAGATTCAGTGTGTTCCAAGAGCATAAATTGTACTGGAACAGAACGTGGAACACAAGGGATGTTGTGTGTGGTGATGCCGAATGGTGATGTTACGTTGGAGATGATGCTTAAAAAGTGGGCAAAAATCCAGTGTGTTCCAGAGACAAAAGGGGTCGAAAAGGGAAAAAACGACCTTTACTGTGTTTGGCGCTTTGTTTCACCGTCTTTTGGCTTGTTTCCGGACAACCAGAAACTTCCTACCGGTAGGAACCTTTACTTTGTAATCATTTGGGATTTTTGTAATTTACCTGCTGGGTTCTTGGAACGTAGTAGTAGTAGTAGTAGTAAGTAGTATATATATAAAGAAAAAAGAAAAAAATCCTGCCGATAATCCGTGCAAGACATTGCTAAACATAACAGGACATGATGTTCCAACATGTTCTCAGAACGTCTCTAGAACGCGCTGGATTTCTGGAACATTTGCAACGCGCCGTAGCAACTGAGTACTTTGGAGACTACGTACAAAATTAAAACGTCTGCGTAGGTACGCACATTGCGTGGCTGCTGCGTGGCTGCGTGGCTGCTAAGAGGCCACCAGTTCCCTGTGCGCAGGGGAGAAGTGAGGCCAAAAGAGAATACGTCCAAACGTGGAAAGAGTACCAAGATGTACAGACGCAAAAAAGCCCCGGTGTCGGGGCGTAAAAAAGCCCGCTTTCGCGGGCTTGGTTTTTCCTACCGGTAGGAATTATTCGGTGATTTCGTATCCATCAGCCTCAAGCATGTCGCGCACAATCGCCACAAGGGTGCCTTTGTCGTCAGCGTATGCTTTTTGGATTTCCGCCATTGTGGCTTTGAAATCCTCATGACTGAACAACTTTGCAAGCAAAGGGAAAATTGTGTCGTCCTTTTCGGTTGTCGCCTTTGCTTTGCCCTTTGTCTTGGCTTTGCCTTTTGATGCTGAGAATGAGAATTCAACCCCGTCATTCACGGCCGCGACAAGGGCGGTTACATAGTTGTCCAATGTCTTTTTTGACTTTCCGGGGAATGCCACTTTGTAAGCATCGAGGCATTGAATGCGATAGTTGCAAGTCGCCTTAGATTTCCCGAATGTCACCTTTGCTTTGCGCAAAGCCTCAATTTGACCCTTGATAACGTCAAGGGCAGTCAACCCGGCATTGTGGGCCGCTGCGATGCTTTTGAATGCTGCGATTGTGTCGAATGTTTCGATTGTCATGATGTAAACCCGTTTCGGTTATATCGGGCGGTAGGATTACCGTTTGCCGATGTGTCTATTATATACGGTTTCTTTATGTCATGTTATGTTTCGCCCTTTTCCCTACCGGTAGGAATTTCCCCGCGCCAATCGTCTACCCCCTGAGCAACCAGTTCCCCGCGACCCCACCGGCCCCCCACCAAGCCTTTTTGGGCAAGCCGCCGCGTCTGCACTTACATTGTATTCCCCACAAACAGAGTCCATTTTTTCTGAGAATGATGTTTATGGGATGATGTTTCCAGAATCTCCGACCCCCACCCCCGCGTTCCAGAACAGGCCCCCCTTTCCAAAAAACACCCCTTGCAAAAATTTTTATTGCAAAAATTTTTTGCGTTCCTGTTCCAGAACACGCTATACATGGTCTCGTTTTATGATGTATCATGCAGCCATGATCACACTGACACCAGAGTTGACCGTACCGCTGCCTGCTGGGCGGGAGGGGATGCTGCTGTTGCATGAAAAGACAGAGGCCCTGTTCAACACTGCCGAGTTCCTGACAGCCTTCGGGGTGCCGGTCGAGCCTTCAGAGGAAGATCAAGTGGCCGCACGCGCTGCGTTCCACGAGTCCATCGACACCACACAGGGCAACCCCCTGCCTTTGGCCAAGACCGAAGCGATCAAAACCAGCGCCGCTGCCCGGCACCTCAAGGCCGTGCTGAGCGAGTACGACGAGATCGTGGTCAAGTCGGCCGTGCAGATTCGCACCTACGTCACCAACAAGCTGCTGGAAGAGACCACCCACCCAGACGCCCGGATTCGGATGCGAGCCTTGGAGCTGCTGGGTAAAGTGGGCGACGTGGGCCTGTTTGTTGAGCGGTCCGAAGTCACGGTGCGCCACAAGACCACCGTTGAGCTGGAAGATTCGATCAAGGGCCGGATTGCCAAACTGCTGGAGATGCGCAGCAAGGCGGAAGAGATTGTTGACGTGGACCCCAAAGAGCCCAACCCCAAGGCTGCGGCTGCAGAACTCCTGCGGGAAGACGCGGATGATTGATTTTTCCAACTTCACCATCGAGGAACTGCTCAAGCTGGACTTGGCCAAGATGGATGCCGAGGACTTGGAAGCATTTGACGCCGCGCTGGAAGAGTTGGAACGCCGGGAAGCTGCCAAGCTGGCCCGTGACAGCCTGATCGAGTTCTGCAAACGCATGAGCCCGGACTACAAGGTGGGCAAACACCACAAGCGGCTGGCCAAGTTGCTGGAAGACATGGCCCACAACCGCAAAGACCGGATCGCAGTGTCGATTCCACCCCGGCATGGCAAGTCACAGCTCGTGTCAATCTACTTTCCGGCATGGTTTCTGGGCAACTTCCCTAATAAGAAGGTGCTGATGGTCTCCCACACCACCGATCTGGCGGTGGATTTCGGCCGAAAGGTGCGAAATCTGGTGGATCAGCCCGCGTACAAGGACATTTTCCCCACCGTCGTGCTGGCTGCGGACTCCAAGAGTGCCGGTCGATGGAACACCAACGAGGGTGGAGAGTATTTCGCCTGCGGTGTGGGCTCCGCGCTGGCTGGCCGGGGTGCTGACTTCCTGATTGTGGACGATCCGTTCTCCGAACAGGACATCTTGAATGGCAACTACGAGGTGTTCACCAAGGCGTACGAGTGGTTCACATTCGGTGCCCGCACGCGACTGATGCCGGGAGGTCGGGTTGCGATCGTGCACACCCGCTGGCACCCCAACGACCTGATCGGGATGATGGCCAAGGACATGGCCCGCAACGACGACACGGATCAGTACGAGTTCTTCGAGTTCCCCGCAATCTTCAATGAAGGAACTGATGACGAGCGGGCGCTGTGGCCAGAGTTTTTTGATCTGGACGCTCTGAAACGGACCCGGGCGTCGATGCCGACGTTCCAGTGGAACGCCCAGTACCAGCAGAACCCCACGTCCGAAGAAGGGGCGATGGTCAAGCGCGAGTGGTGGAAGCTCTGGGAAGAGGAAGACCCGCCCGAGCTGGAGTTTGTCATCATGACGCTGGACGCTGCGGCCGAGAAGAACAACCGGGCCGACTTCACCGCGCTCCTGACATGGGGGGTGTTCAGTCACCCGCGCCTGACCGACGGCAAGCCCAACATCATCCTGATGAACGCGATCAACACCCGGGTCGAGTTCTTTGAACTCAAGGAATTGGCGTTGCGGGAGTACCGCGAGTGGGAGCCAGAAGCGTTTATCGTGGAGAAGAAGTCCAACGGGACCCCGCTGTACCAAGAGCTGCGGCGCATGGGCATCCCGGTCCAAGAATTCACCCCCCACCGGGGCACGGGGGACAAAGTTGCCCGCTTGAACGCCGTTTCAGATATTTTCAGATCGGGCATGGTCTGGTATCCTGCCGGAAGACGGTGGGCCGAGGCGGTGGTTGAACAAGTCGCAGCTTTCCCGGCGTCCGAAAACGACGACATGGTTGACTGCACAAGCATGGCCTTGCACCGCTTCAGGAGCGGGGGGTTCATCAACTTGGACAGCGACGAAAAAGATGACCTGTACGGATATCAGCGCAAAGCTGCGTACTATTAAGGATTGAACACATGGCCACCAACTTTGACAAATCGCTGACCCAAGCCCCAATGGGTTTGGACGCCCTCGCCGCTGGGCAAGAACCGCTGGAGATCGAGATCGTTGATCCCGAAGAAGTGAAGATCAAGCTCGGCGAAATGGAGATCGACATCGAGCCGGGTGAGCCCAGCATTGATGACTTCGATGCCAACTTGGCCGAGTTCCTTGATGACGGCGAGCTGCAGACCCTTGCAGGCGATCTGGCTGGCGACATCGACAACGACCGCAACAGCCGCAAGGACTGGGAGAAGGCGTACACCGAGGGCCTCAAGCTCTTGGGCCTGAACATGGAGGAGCGCACGGAGCCGTGGAACGGTGCCAGTGGCGTGTTCCACCCCATGATCACAGAAGCTGTGGTCAGGTTCCAGTCAGAAACGATCACCGAGACGTTCCCTGCAGCGGGCCCGGTGCGCACCAAGATCATCGGCAAAGAGACCTTGGACAAGAAGGAAGCAGCCAAGCGTGTCGAGGACGACATGAACTTCCAGCTCACAGAAGTTATGAAGGAGTTCCGCGCTGAGCACGAGCGCATGCTGTGGTCACTGCCTGCCACAGGCTCCGCGTTCAAGAAGGTCTATTTCGACCCAAGCCTTGACCGCCAAGTGTCGATCTTCATTCCGGCCGAAGACATCCTCCTGCCCTACGGCACCTCCAACATTCAGACTTGCTACCGCCTGACGCACCAAATGCGCAAGACGAAGAACGAGATTCTGAAGTTGCAAGAAGCTGGCTTCTACCGTGACGTGGAGATCGGTGACCCAGACAAAGCCATCAGCGAGATCAACAAAGCCAAGGACAAAGAGACCGGCTTCAGCGATCTGAACGACGACCGCTTCACCTTGTACGAGTCCCACGTGGACCTGTACCTCAAGGGCGACCCGCTGTGCGAAGACGATGCAGAGATCGCGCTGCCGTACGTGGTCACCATGATCCGTGGCACCAACACCATCTTGTCCGTGCGCCGCAACTGGCGTGAAGACGATGACCTGCACTTGAAGCGCCAGCACTTCGTGCACTACCAATACATCCCCGGCTTCGGTGCCTACGGCTTCGGTCTGTTCCACCTGATCGGCGGCTTTGCCAAGTCGGCCACCAGCTTGATGCGTCAGTTGATCGACGCCGGTACGCTGTCCAACTTGCCCGGTGGTCTGAAGACACGCGGCTTGCGCATCAAGGGTGATGACACCCCGATCGCTCCGGGTGAGTTCCGTGACGTGGACGTTGGCTCGGGCGCGATCCGTGACAACATCATGCCGCTGCCATACAAGGAGCCAAGCCAGACGTTGTTCCAGCTCTTGGGCACAGTGGTCGACGAAGGTCGCCGCTTCGCCGCGACGGCCGACATGAAAGTGGCGGACATGGGGGCCAACGCTCCTGTGGGCTCCACACTGGCTATCCTTGAGCGCCAGCTTAAAGTGATGACGGCTGTTCAGGCCCGCGTGCACTACGCCCTGAAGGAAGAGCTGCAGTTGCTGGCCTCGATCATCCGCGACTACACAGACGACGAGTACACCTACGAGCCCGATGGCGAAGAGGGCCCCAAGGCCAAGGCTTCGGATTACCGTCACGTGGACATCCTGCCTGTCAGCGACCCGAACGCCGCCACGCTCAGCCAGCGTGTTGTGCAGTACCAAGCTGTGATCCAGATGGCCCAGATGGCACCGGACATCTACGACATGCCCGCCTTGCACCGTGGCATGCTGGACGTGTTGGGTATCAAGAACGCCGAGAAGCTCGTGCCGATCGAAGACGACATGAAGCCCAAGGACCCTGTGTCGGAAAACCAGAGCATCCTGAAGCTGTCGCCCGTCAAGGCGTTCCTGTACCAAGACCATCAGGCGCACATCGCGGTGCACCAAGCCATGATGCAGGACCCCGAGATCATGGCGCTGATTGGCCAGAACCCCAAGGCGCAGCAGATCATGGCCGAGGCCACAGCGCACATCGCTGAGCACGCCGGGTTCATGATGCGCAACAAGGTGGAAGCACAACTGGGTATGCCCCTGCCGCCCGAAGACGAGAAGCTGCCACCCGAGGTGGAAGTGGCTCTGTCGGCCATGATGGCCCAAGCCGCGCAGCAGGTTTCGCAGCAGGCACAGATGAAGGCGCAGCAGCAACAAGCTCAGCAGCAAGCACAGGACCCAGTGATCCAGATGCAGATGCAAGAGCTGCAGTTGAAGCAGCAAGAGCTCCAGATGAAGATGCAGATCGAGCAGGCCAAGATTCAGATGGCTCAGCAAGACCTGCAGATGCGCCAGCAGAAGATGGCCATCGACGCTGCGGCCGAAGCCGACAAGCAAGAGCTCGAACAGCAGAAGGTGTCCGGGCAACTGGAGCTGGATGCCATGCGTGTGGGCGCTCAGATTCAAGAGAGCAAGACGAAATCCGATGATGCTCAAAAGCAAGCCGGGTTGAAGATTGGCGCTGACATCGCCAAGAGCAAAGCGGACCAACAGTTGCGTGCTGCGCAGTTGCTGGCCCAAACACAAAAACCAACCGGAACACCTAAACAATGATCCAAGACTTCGCACGCGTATTGCGCGAACAAATACGCACCGACATGAACAACTACGCCGATGACTTGGCGGGTGGGGCATGCCGCAACTTTGACGAATACCAAAAACTCTGCGGAATCATTCAAGGTCTTGCGACCGCAGAGCGTCATCTCCTAGACCTTGCGAAGAAAGTAGAGCGACAACGCCACAAAAGCCAGCTCGCTCCCGACCCCCACAGGTTGGAAGATTCTGTGTGTCGTTCCAGAGGTTGATGAAAAGATCGCGGGCACAACCCTTGATCTGGTCAGAGACGCTGCCACCATGCGCCAAGAAGAACACGCCACCACGGTGCTGTTTGTATTGCGTGTGGGACCTGATGCATACAAAGACACCGCCAAGTTCCCATCGGGCGCTTGGTGCAAAGAAGGCGATTTTGTTCTGGTGCGCACCTACTCCGGCACCCGGTTCAAGATTTTCGGCAAAGAGTTCCGCATGATCAACGACGATCAGGTGGAGTGTGTAATTGAAGACCCCCGTGGGATCACCCGCGCATAAGGAAGCAACATGGAAGACAAATTTGAGTTTCCCGACGAGATCGAGGAAAAACAATCCGCCCAAAAGGCGGACAAGGCCGACGAATTCGAGGTCGAAATCGTCGATGACACCCCGGAACAGGACCGTGGCCGCAAGCCGCTGGACCGCGAGGTGTCGGACCCATCCGATGACGAGATGGACAATTACACGGAAGGTGTGAAGAAGCGGATCAAAGAGCTGACCCACGCCCGCCACGATGAGCGACGCGCCAAAGAAAACCTCCTGCGTGAGAAGCAGGAGCTGGAGCGTATCGCCCAGCACATGATGGAAGAGAACAAAAAGCTCAAACAGTACGTGAACAACGGCTCTGAGCATTACGCAGTATCGGTCAAGCAATTGGCCGAAAATGCGCTGGATGAGGCCAAACGCAACTACAAGGCGGCGTACGAGTCTGGTGACGCTGATGCGTTGGTTGCCGCGCAGGAAGCGATGACCGATGCCAAAATGCGTGCAGAAGCAGCAAGGAATTTTCGACACACCCCTTTACAAGTGGACGAAGATACGGTACAAATCCCTCAATCGGCACCACAGACGCCCCAAGTCGATGACAAAACACTGCGCTGGCAGGCAAGAAACCAGTGGTTTGGGGCATCCGGTTACGAAGAAATGACCAGCTTTTCACTGGGGCTGCACCAAAAGCTAGTGAACTCGGGCATTGACCCGCGCTCGGAAGAGTATTTCGAGAGAATCGACTCTCGCATGAAGTCTACGTTCCCCGAATTTTTCGGCGGCGAAGACAAGCCAAAGTCCGGTGATGGCTCCAGAAAGCCTTCTACGGTAGTTGCCCCAGCCGCTCGCTCGACTGGCGCGAAGAAAATCCAGCTTACCCCTCGGCAAATTGCTTTGGCATCAAAGTATGGATTGACCCCGCAACAATACGCTGCAGAAGTTCTTAAATTGGAGAAATCAAATGGCTGAAACCCTTGACCGGAACCCCCGTGACCTGAAGTCACGCGAAAAAACAACTCGTTATGTCTACCAACCAACGAGCGCTTTGCCCGATCCAATCCCCAAGCCCGGGATGGTTTACCGATGGGTTGCTACGCACATCCTCGGTCAAGCTGACCCGACAAACGTGTCCCGAAAGATGCGTGAAGGCTGGGTGCCAGTGAAGGCGGCGGACCATCCTGAATTGATGCTGATGGGTGATAAATCCGGCAACGTCGAAATCGGCGGGCTCATGCTCTGCGAGATGCCCAAAGAACAGGCGCAAGCCCGTGACGACTACTACAACAGCCAAGCTCAGACCCAGATGGAATCGGTGGACAACCACTTCATGCGAAACAACGACCCGCGCATGCCTCTGTTTGCGGACCGCAAGTCCTCTTCCAGTCGTGGCGCAGGTTTTGGTTCAGGTTCAAAGTAACAAGGAGTCCTTAAATGGCATCTACTGCTTCTCCCTACGGCCTGCGTGCCGTGAACGAGATCGGCGGTCTTCCATACGCTGGAAGCACCCGCACTTTCTTGATCGACCCCGCTGGCACAGCGGCTAACATTTACAACGGCTCGCCCGTGTACGTGAACGCCAACGGCTATCTGGCTGTGGCTACTGCCACTGGCGCTGATGCAACCACAAACGGTTTCCCTGTTGGCACTGCCAACACCGGTATCGTTGGTGTGTTCACCGGCTGCTCGTACGTCAATGCTCAAGGTCAGCAAATCTTCTCGCAGTACTACCCCACCGGCGTGACCGGCGTGATTACTGCTACTGTGGTTGATGATCCTGATGTCGTGTTCCAAGTCCAGTCCGCTGGCACGGTGACACAAGCTGCTTTGGGTTCGAACGTGTTCTTCTCCACTGGCGCTGTGGCCACCGGTAACACAACTACTGGTAACTCCACCGCTTCCGTGGTTGCAGGCGCTTCTGCCGTCACTACAACTGCTGCTTTCCGCGTTATTGGTTTTGTGAACATGCAAGGTTTCTCGACTGTGGGCGATGCCTACACCGACTTGCTGGTCAAAATCAACCCCGGCTACCACAGCTACACCAACGCCGTTGGCCTGTAAGGAGTAAATCATGGCAATTTCACGCGCACAACTGCTCAAAGAGCTGCTCCCCGGTCTGAACGCCTTGTTCGGTATGGAATACGCCCGTTACGGCGAAGAGCACAAAGAACTGTACGAAAC